ACCCTTTTAAACCTGTGTAACCCGGCCCTCCCGGACCGTAGAACGTAATTATATAGTTACGAAGCCGTTTGGGTAAACTGAAAAGGCGTTTCGATGCTGAAGCTTTAGCGCGATACCCATAACCCAGGACAGATAGCATCTGTCCGAAGGAAAGTGAGTATTTACGCACAAGCTCCAATAGGCCAGACAGGCTCTGTCGACCTATCACAAACTCGGCAAAGGGAACCATTGAAGCATTCTCTCCATTAAGGAAAGTTCGCTTCGCAAATGCCAATGCCTTGCCTGATGGTGAAATCAGAGACTTATGGTCTCCAATCCCAACATCTAACGCTTTCATAATACCCGCGTATTCCTTGGCCACACAAGTACGTGCTATGACTACGTCGTCTCCCAAGACGGCATAGCCTTCGTACCATGGTTTATTGGTAGTTAGTACGCCCGCTCGGAATGCGGACCACTGAACGATTGCATGGTGAAGAAAAGCCAGCATCGCCCAAGAACTGAGCGCACCCATAGGTTGACCGGTTGCATACTGGACATACCCCAGCTCAGAAACGATCTGTTTAGGACCATTCCCGAACTTGATAGTCTTGGGACAGTGATACTTCCGACCTACCATGAGGCAAGCCCACAGCTCTGCCCCCCAACTTGTTAGGAAGGGAGACAGTAGTACCTTTTGCAGTACGATAGGCAAGCGATCAGTCGCAGCCGATAAGTCAAATGAATACAAGGAAATTGGTTTTGAGAATTTCTTCTCATTAACATTTTTCCAAGTAAACAAATTACGAATCGGACGCTCTTGATCGAATGTTCCATCCTGTGGGATCCGCTCCAATAGACCAAAGATCGCCTTATGAAGGCGGTCCATAATCCATTGTGTCCAAGGATCGACCATGGCAAACACGCGAACCTTACCCGCTGGTTCCGGTTTGAACCCAAGTTTCCCAAGCCAATTAGTTGCTTCAAAAGGGCAATTAGGCCCCCTTGGAGATAAGGGAAGAGAATCTTCCCAAACCCACAACTCTTTGGCCCAGGATTCTATCCGGTTCAGCACCCACTGGTTAGACGTCATTTTACACCAATTTTGCAAAATTGGGTACAGAGGACTGTGTAACCATGTGAACGCTGAAGCCAAAATAGATGCAGGGGACGTGCTCTGAGCTCCGCTCTGAACACTGTACCCTCGCACCGCG